ATGTTTAATTTAATTCCAACTTTAAAAAAACCACAATTGGTGGCAGGCACAGAGAATATATATGAAATGTCTGAATCTATGTATATTAATTATGATAATATACCAAGAAAAGTTAAGAATATATTTATTTCAGTTAAGATACCTGATGAATATATTAATAATCCCTATACATGGGAGTCGTGGTATGTTCGTGACGAGGACACTCCTGAATTGATGTCAGAAAAATATTATGGAGATGCATCATATTATTGGGTAATATTATTATTTAATAATATGGTTAATAAATATGATGATTGGCCATTAACTGAAAAGTCATTTGAAAAACGGATTCTACGAGAATATGGTAATATAAGATATTCTATGATATTACCACATTGTTATGTTAAAGTGGCAACAAGAGTTGTTACCAGTGATGATGAAGATGTTATTATTCAGGATGAGGAATATAAGGTGTCTAAAGATACATATGAGTTATTAGATGACAGTAAAAAACCATCTTATAGAATGATAAGTAAGTATGAATATGAATTTGGATTAAATGACGAATCACGCAATATAAAGGTACTTAAATCTGAATATATGGCTGAGTTTATAAATGAATTTAAAAGAATTGCAAATTTATGATTAATACTATTAATACTTTGGGGAATTCTACTATTCCTGTTAAATTAGCAGATTTTGAATTGGCCACTTTAGATATAATAGGACATAACGGTGATGTAATTGATCTTACTGGGATATATACTAAGATTATAGTTATGGAGGATATGTTTACTCAAAGTGTCAATGTTGATTTGTTTATTTCTGATACTTCTGATATGATATCGACTCTTCCTATTATTGGTCAAGAGAGGGTTGAGCTTAAATTTAAAAGTCCAGCTGCCAGTAGGTATATTTATTTACAGTTGTGGGTATATAGGGTATCGAATTTAAAGGTTGAACGTGGGGAGTTGGAATATAGATTAAATTTAGTTACAATGGATCTTGTTTCAAATTTCGAGCATAAGATATCTAGATATTTCAGTAATAATTCTGCGGCTATAGCATTACAGATATTTGAAGAATTTGGTTCATCTAAATCATTAAGTATAAGTAGGAGTGAAGATGTTCAAGAATTAGTTGTTCCTAATATTAGTCCATTTGCTGCAATACGGTGGTTGGCTAAATTGGCATATAAGAGTGGAACTTCTGCATATTTCTTTTTTGAAAATACTAAAGAATATATATTTAAGCCGATAGAAGAGTTATTTTTTAATGTTAAGAAAGCTGAATATAAGATTGGTCCGTCCGATGTGTCTGATATTATTGCATCATTACCAATGATACAAGAATGGAAAACGATATCAAATTTTGATGTGTTGGCTAATATTTCAAAGGGTATGTATAAAACCACTAATCTTAGTTGTGATATATTATCTAGGCAAGTTAATAAGACCACTCATTCTTATTGGAAGGATTCTGAACGATATATTGAGAGTCGTATTAATGATATTGATGGTGCAGACAAACCATTAATGGATATATCTAAGTCATCAAAACTTTCTAATTTACAACATAACCCCGAAATTATGGTATATACTTCTTCTAATAAATATAGGAGTTATAATACTGATGAGAACATATTATCTAGATATTATGGATTGCAGTTATTTGAAAATTTAAAAATAGAGTTGAAAGTGTATGGTAATAGTTCTATATCAGCTGGTGATATTATAGGGATTGAACTTCCTGTTTTTGTAGAATCCAGTTCAATTAAAGATGTGAATGCAAGTCCGACATATTACGGAAAATGGTTAGTAGTTTCTAATAGACATACTATAACAGTTGATGGGTATTATATGGTTATACAAGCTGTTAAGGATCGTACTGCTATAATATTACCGAAATCATAGGAGATGTGGGTTGGAATATTTAGGTAAAGATAAATTTATTTGGTTTTATGGTGTCGTAGAAGACATCAATGATCCATTAAAAGTTGGTAGGTGTAGGGTGCGTATAATAGCATCACACACCCCAGATATTGCAGTATTGCCGACAGATGCGTTGCCATGGGCATCACCTATTATGTCATTTACTTCTGCATCCATTGGTGGTGTGGGTATTTCTCCTACAGGGATATTAGTTGGTTCTTGGGTTGTTGGATTTTTTGTAGATAGTACTCATCAGCAGCAACCAATATTATTAGGTACAATTCCAGGAATTCCTGTTCCACCTGATGCGAACACCGTTGGATTTAAGGATGTAAGTGGTAAATATCCAGCGATTGAAGAGACAGAAACACATTCTAGTCTTATTGGGGAGTCTGATGTTAATAGATTGGGTAGGGGAGATTTGACAGAAAATACTATTGTCAAGAAGAAAATTGACTCAGTAATTTCCAATGAACTATTCAGCGAACCAGTTACTAAATATAATACAAGGTATCCGTATAATAAAGTGGTTAGTACTGAGTCTGGTCATCATCAAGAGTTGGATGATACACCTGGTGCAGAACGGATACATACTTATCATAGAAGTGGATCATTTGAAGAATATCATCCGAATGGAGATAGGGTTACTAAAATAATCGGAGACGATTATGAAATTATTAAAGGGAATAAGAACATGCATATAGATGGTAATATCAATATAGTAGTTTCTGGTGATTGTAATATTAAAGTTAATGGTGTATGGGATTCTACAGCTAATGGTAAATATATAACTTCTAGTAATGAGAGTATGGTGTTACATGCTCCTAAAATACATTTAAATTAAAAATATGTCATATCATAACACAACAGATGGGAAGTCTTCATTTTGGAAAGATGTTGATTTAACTTTCTCAAAAAACACAGAACATAATGGATTAAATACTATAGGGGATATTACTATATTAGAAGGTACTGGTGCCATGACACAATCCTTATCTAATATAATTTTAACAATAGCAGCTGAACGTGTATTTGATTCTTCCTTTGGATCTAATGTTTCTGATTTGATGTTTGGGAGTATGGCGGATCAATTAAGAATTGAATTGATAATTAAAGGTATGATTAAACAATTAGGTTTAAAAGAGACTCGCATAGAGGTACAAGAAATGTCATTATCAGAATCCGATTCGGTAGATGGTGGGATGGAAGTTAATATACAATATAGAACATTATCCTCAAGTAGTGATAATGTATTTTCTACTACAATTTCATTATATAGAGTAAGATAGATATGGAAAAGAATATAAAAGTTGCAGAACTAGATTTTAAAGAAATAAAATCTAGTATAATCGGTTATATGAAAAATCATCCAACTAATAAAACATTTAATAGTTATGATTTTGAGGGTTCTGGTTTAAATTCATTAATAGATATTTTAGCATATAATACACATCATCAAGCATATTATTTAAATATGATAGCATCTGAAATGTTTTTGGATACTGCACAGATACGGGAAAATATTATATCTAAGTGTAAATTGCTTGGATACACACCAAAATCTAATATATGTTCTAAAGTTTCTATTAATCTTATTGCAGTTGTTGAAATAAGAGCAGATGCGGAAGCATTACCTACAAGGTTTTTACCTATTACAAGAAGTGCTAAGTTTAGATTGAGTCGAAAATCTGGTCCACCATGGAACTTTTATCCTAAAGAAGAGGGATATGCTGTTAGGACACATTCTAATATTATAGGTGGTATTGAGGGTAGGAGATATGATGTATTTCAGATAGATGATTTTGTATTATTACAGGGCAATTTAGTTGAAGAATATTTTGTTGTCAATAATGATGATATTAATCAAAAATTTTTATTAAGTAATCCTTCTATTGATATAAAGACACTTAGAGTATTTATTACATATACATCAGAAGAAAGTGATAATATATCGGAATATATGTTGGAACATGATAATATGAAGTTGACATCTGAAAGTTTAGTATTTTTCTTACAGGAGTCAAGTAATGAACAATATCAAATTTATTTTGGTGACGGTGTATTGGGTAGAAGATTAGATACTAATGATATAATAAAAGTAACATATATGGAATGTGTTGGTTCTGCGGCTAATGGTGTTGGCCAAGGTATAACATTTGATTCTGATTTAGAGAATGATGCATATAGTGTAATTGATGTTGGGTTTTTGGGTATTTCTGAACCATCGATTGTGTTAAATGGTAAATCATTTGGTGGTGGAGATAAAGAAACATTAGAGCAAATAAGACACGCAGCACCAAGATCATTTTCTACACAAAAAAGAGCTGTTACATTAGATGATTATAGAACTATTATTAATGAAGTATATCCATTAGTTGAATCTTTAAATGTGTGGGGTGGGGAAGATAATGAACCGCCTAGATACGGAAGTATATTTATATCAATACGTCCTAAGTATGGTGATTATATATCAGAGGTTGAACGAGATAATATAGAATATGATTTAAAGACTAATTATTCTATGCTTGGCATTTCGCCTGTTATTGTCAATCCAAAATATATTAAATTGGGTATTAAAACTCTGGTTAAATATAATTCAGATCAAACGACAGCCACATCTGATGATATTAAGAATAAAGTTTATGATGAAATTACTAGATTCTCTAAAGAAGATTTAAATAGTTTTGGTGACTATTTTAGGTATTCTAAATTTCTTACTTTAATAGACAATACACATTCTTCCATTGAAAATAATCTGACAGATATTGTACTTATGGTGAATGAAGATGTACCATCACATGGGAAACCACATACATATTTGTTTAATTTTTCTAATATGATAAAGAAAGGAACTGTTCGTTCTACTGAGTTTAAAATTAAAGGTTCTGACTATTTATGGCATTTTGTTGATGATAAACATGGTCGGTTGATATTCCATCGAAAAGATGAGGTATCTGGTGAATTTATAGCTAATACATATTTGAAAGGTATATGTGATTATAAAACTGGTTTAGTAAGAGTGGATGATATCGTCATATTAGAAGATGAATATTATACAGATGTATTGGTAACCTGTTCTTTAATATCTAAAGATATATATCCAAGGGGGAATCAAATATTATATATAGATCAAAGTAATATTCAGGTGGATATAATGGATAATGATTTATTTTATAATTCGGAAAATGCAGCAGTGCGTTCAGTAAATATACTTTAATATTATGAATACTTCTAAATTACAATGGTTAACTGATGACATAGCAACACAGGTACCACGTTGGATGCGTGAATTTGATGGTGATTATGATAAATTTATAATATTTTTAGAATTATATTATGAATGGATGGCTCAAGAAGGAAATCCATTAGAAGTGTTATCTAATTTATTAAAGGATTCTGACATTGACAACGTTTCTAATAAATTTGCTGAATTATATATTTCTGAAATGGCACATGATATGCCAAAGGTTATTACTACTAATAATCTAATAGAAGAAACTAATGAAACTAATGTTGCTAAAAATAAATTTATTTCAAAAAATAAATTTTCTTCTTCTATATCATATTCTTCTGACAATTTTCTTGGGAATGGTATAGTTTCTGAGTATAATTTATCATATTATGAACCATCATATTACAATGATAAAGATTTTTTACAAAAAGTTGATGATATTACCGTATATGTTAATCCGTTACTCGGTGACTTCTTTATACCTATGGACATGTATGGTGTAGTCTTACTTTCCAATCAAGTAAATGAGACTAACTCAGAGGATTACGATGAGATTGCTGCCTTTGGAAGTAGACGTGTGATGAATAAATCAGAAATACTTTCTGACTTACGATTTAATCCTAATAATACTTTAATTGCCTTTCCTAGATTTGTATTTACTTTATTAGATGGTTACAATTCTTTATCTGATGTTGATGTTACATATCGTTCGCGTGGATGGTTAGATGGTATTTATCTACTTAATGTTGGTGGATTTAATGTTACTGATTCTGGACAGAATGGTACAATTCAAGTAGTAATAGAATCTGGAAGTGTTAAATCCGTTACTATAGTAGATGTCGGATCCGGATATACTCAGAATGATGTGTCATTACGTGTAGATTTTTTTAATAATAACACAATATCTTCTGCATTTGGATTAAGTACACAGTATTCAATTTTACCCAAATTCAAATTTGAATTAGATGTTGGTAATAAATTAAGTTCAGTTAGTATAGATGATGAAGGTGACTCAAGTGATGCTGGTGCAGTATTACATAACCAAGGTTATTCTTTAATTCCAGGCAAATATATTGTGGATGTCATTGATTCTTCTGGGGATGGTTACGGTGGACAAATTGAGATTAAAGTATCCCAGCATAAAATTGTTGATAGTATTTCCATCCTTACAGAGGGTCAAAATTACACCAACCCTGCCTTATCTCAGTACTCACGTAATTCTAAATTTTCATCCGTCACACCACTCAACAGCACCTCTTCTAACATTTCTTATACATATGAGATTTCGGATTTTTCGGTGCCGCAAGACGCAGCAGTTACTGACGGTCCTGTGTATGTCGCCCCTGTTTCGCATTTATCTAATATCCTTTTAGACAAATCGTCTGGTACAATAGTATCTGTTCAGTTTGAAAATGGTTTTAATGAAAGTTGTAGTGTTTCCGGTAGTTGTTCTGATAATACAATTGAAACCGAATCGGAGTGTCTATCAAATGGCGAGGTATGGACTAGTATTACTACGCAGAGCGAGTGTATTTCACCTGCCGTATGGGGAGTGCCTTGGGTTGTTATTAATGATGTTAAAGATATATTGGCTCCATATGGCACGACTGATATAAGATTCTCGGTGGTTGTCCCACCAGGCGAGACTTATACTTCTATAGATTTTGATATTAATTATAATGTTGGGGCTGGCGACTTTGTTAAATTACCTAGAGATTATTATAAGATAGAAGACGGTGTATTAGTGTTTAAATCCCCGTTAGGCGATACAAGAATGATCCCGAAATCGCAAACGGTTATTCGTGTTCTTTATAGAATATCTACATCAAGTGTTAGTAAAAGCGAAACAGAAAGTCGTAGTATTCAATCTAGACCTAACATTAAAGTCAATGCAGATAGGAAAAATCTTATCAAGTTTATGCGTGAGTTCTATAATAATAAAGGGACAGAAAAGTCATATAAATTTTTATTTAATTTGTTTTTTCAAAAAGGTGTTGACTTTTATTATCCAAAGGGGTATACTTTCAAACCAAGTGATAATACATGGGTTAATGAACAAACTATAAGGTGTGCTCCATATATAAATAGATTGGGTAATATGGTTAACTATACAGATGACACATATAATCCTAGATTTGTAAAAGGAACTATTAGTGGGTGTGTAGCTACTATAGATAGACACGAATCATATATGATTGGTAATAATCCAGTTGAAGAATATTTTGTTACTAATATAAATGGTAAGTTTAAAAGTAGGGAAGATGTAATAATTACTGATATTAATAATGAAGAGTTTATTGAAAATTTATATGAAGTGGTAGAATCTGTTGATATCATTGATGGTGGCAGTAATTATACCGTAGGACAGTCACTTAGTTATAATCCTATTACTCTTGGGTCAGGTTCTGGATTTGAATGTTTTGTTGGATCAGTTGGAACTGGTGTTCTTTCTAGAGTTTCAGTGATATCTCCTGGATCGGGATATATTAGTGGAGAATTAATAGAGTTTGGAAATGATGGTACTGGTGGTACAGGCGCTGTGGGTGTTGTGGGTGAGTGTGAGAATCCAAAAACATTCAATTTGATTGAATTTATCCAAGACCCCATTATCGGCAGAAGATGGTCATATGATATTAGTCAGGGTAAAATGAGAGAAGATGGGTCGTCTGATATTTCTGATAATGTCGATGTATCCTTTGATTCAAGTTATTCACATCATGTTGAAGTTTCTATCGGCATGTCTGATAATAATTATTTGAATAATATTTTACTTTTAGATTTCCAGAACAGTGCCATGATTGGTAATAAACTATACAATTTTGGTAGTAATAATTTTATAGATTATGCCAATTTTGGTGATAATAAATTAACTATAGAAAAAAATTCAGTTCTTTTAGGTTCTTTTGGTCATCATGATGGGTATTGTGAAGTTATAAAAAATAATAGAATTGATCCAACATTAAATATTATTTCTGGTTATTTTCATGAAAATGGGTCAATTGATATATCAACATCACAGGAACAGGACAATATTGGTGATTTTACTTTTGTTGATGGATATGGATTGAGTTCTGGCAATTATTTTGTATCTATTTCAAATGGAGCTAATTCTACAAGGGGAACACATTCTCCTGCTTATTTACCAATTACCGTTGCATCTACTAACGGTGTCTCGTCGGTAACTATAGTCCCAAATACCACTACATCGTGGATTTCTGGATTTAATATTGATAAAGATAATTATGTGGTAGATTATACCGATATATCGACGGATTATAGTGTTAGTTATGAGTATGTTCGTACTCATATGTTAAATGAAAATATGTGTTTATCTGATGGAGGAAGTTATACTCATTCTAATGAGTCGGCTGGAGATGTTTTTAAAAACAAGTCTATGGATGTTAGTAATTGGATAATTAATTTTCCTAATAGCGAATGGAAATTTAATACAATGTTGTTTTATAAAGATGTAACATTTACTCAGGGTGATGACCATAAGGCTACAATTATCACCGGTACGTTAATGCATGAACAACAGGTTGACACCGAATGGGTTTCTGGATCTGGTTTATCTGATGGTACAACCATATCATATGTACCATCTTATGTAAATCTTAACAATACGACATTGTTTATAAAAGTGGCGTCTTTTGTGTCATCATATGGGCCTTATACTGGTGGTGATATAATTGCAGTTGAAGAGTACGATATTCCACCTACGTTTTATCTTCCTTCTGTTCCAACTGAGGGACATGTATTTGGTAATACTAAAAATTTAACATTTGGTGATGATGGTACAGGTTATGTTAAAATAAATGGTGTTGGTTCACTTATCTCATCAACAGTTGTAAGTGGTAGTTGTTCTGATACTTCAATTGGAACTGAATCGGAGTGTGCGTCATCTGGCGGAGAATGGACTCCAGATGATCTTTCTGGAAAATATACATTTGATCTTTGGTATCGTCCTGTTAAGATTTTTAACACATTATCGGTTAATGGTGTGGATACGGTAACAAGTGGTTGGAAAGATGAAGTTGTCATTTTTTCTCTTGCTTCACAGTATAGAAGTACTGAACCAAATAAAATAACTCTATTGCAACGTGAAGTTAATAATAAACTTAAGATAGTTTTGGTTCTAGGTGATGGTGATGAAAAAACAGAGATTGATATTGACGTTGCAGATAATATTAAAGAAACAGATTATGACAACATTGAAGTATCTGACTCTAGTTGGTTTCATATTGCGGTAGAAATTGATTTTGCAGTTAATAAAGCTAGTTTGTATATAAATGGTAGATCTCCTAATGCATTAACATATGATCAAGATTTTACTGGGTTTCTCATATCAGATGGACCTTATGCAGATAATTGGCAAGATATGATTTATAGTTGGAAGGATGCTATTGAGGCTGTTGTTCATGAAATGAATTCTATTGAATCCGGTGTCATTTCGAAAGATATCACTTTAAAGTCTTTTTTAGAAGAGGATGTCATTATTAATGGACATTCATATAAACGATGGGATATTAATGAAGATGATTCTATATCTGGTGATGTTGATATTATATATGAGATGTTGTCAAATAAAAAATACTATTGGTCATTTTATACGAAAATTATATCTAATATGTTGGTGGTTTCATATTATGACAAATATTTTAAAACTGAAGGTACACGATTAGAAGATGAATTTTTGATTGGTGCAAAACGTTCGACTATTGGTGAATCTTCGGATGGTGAGTTATTAATACCAACCGAGGGACATAATAATGCGGATTATGCCACATTTAGAATAACAAGAGGACATAGATTTGATAAGGAAACAATTGAAGGAGATACCACTAGATATTTATTTCAATGGTCTGCCAACCCTATATTAAATAATAGGACTTTGGAAAACAGTGAATATTCTATAAGTGATGCCGAAACAATTGGTAATAGTACTACTTTACCATTATTAAGAATTTATAAACCGAATTATAGAATAGACCCCATTATGTCACAACTGACAGATGAATATTGGACGATTGATGCGGATGGAAAGGGGTATTTAAATACCACACCTACCGGTGTGTCATGGAGTGATATTATTTTTTCTAATGGTTATGGGTTAGTTAGTGGTACATATTATGTTATTATATCTTCTCAACCACATCTAATAAGTGATACACACGTTGCTGCTAAAATACCAGTTAATGTGGTTTTTGATATTGATACTGGTATATCTACTGTTGTTATAATACCACCAGATAATGAAAACACAGTCAGCGGCGGAGTTTGGTATTTGAACGTGGGTCAAGATATAGAAACCGATTGGTCAAAAAATATTGTACAGTATTATGCATTAATTGATATAGAGGAACATAATATACGATATCCAGATAAAACATTATTGTGGGAGGATGGGATATCTGTTGGAGATTTTACTGGATATATAAAAATTCCTTTGATGTTACCAGATTGGACTACCATCTCATTGAAATATTTTAATGTTTCGGAGGGTGGTATAAAGAGTATACATTTACATTCAAGTGGTAGTGGGTATAGATCCTTACCATCAGCTTCGGTTTCTAGTAAGAGTGGTAATTATATTTCTAAAGGGTATGGGTCACAGTTAACTTGTAAGACAAACGATATAGGATCCATCACTCAAGTACATATAGGTAATTATATTTCATCATATAATCGTGCTGATGATTTTGGTGTTGGATATGATGTTTTGCCTATTCTTGATTTAACAGACAAAGGAGATGGTAATGCTGTATTAAAACTTAATGGTGGTGTTATTTGTAAACGACAAGGATATTCGTTTTCTAATAAAGATTCATTCCCATCTAATCAAGTTAGAGTACAAGATAGTAATTTATGGCAAGACTATTCATATGTTTTACGTAGTACGGTAACTATTGATAAATGGCGTGATGTAATTAAAAAGGTGATACATCCTGTCGGGTTTGCTGTATTTGGTGAATTTGTTTTAGATGCAGATGTATTTAAAAGGAAAAATAAAACNACCGCTATTACTGCTATGAATTTTAATATTATAAAAAATGTTGAAATTACAGTTGATGTTATGGATGGGTTGGGTATATGGACAAAGGGTCTTAAAAAGGATAGCCAAACCGGTGATATTATTCATAAAACTCATGTTATAGATGTTAATAATCTGTATTCTGGTGGACATCATGATATAGTTCTATATGATAATTTACAAAGTACATTGAACGATCTGGGAACAGTTAACGATGATGATGTAGGTGTTACATCTCCACATCTTCAAAGTATAGGTAGGTATGGGTTATTTTCTGCAACACGTAAAACAATAGTGTCATCGCCAGTAAATGACACTGATGTTTTTAAGGGTAACAATGGGTTTGACTATACAATCGACTTGACACATATTGATCAGTTAGAGATTAAAAGTATTTATGCTTCTACATCGGTAATTGCCGTTGTATCTACAACGAATTATGATGATGCTAAGGTGGAAGTGTCTTTTGATAATAAATCGACATGGTATGAGTTTGTTCTCATGGATGGTAGAAGATTGTTGGATGTTCCGCTGGGTAATGTCGGTTATGCAAAATTTAGAGTGTCACATATAGAGACAGGGGTTAAGTTCTCACATGTAGAAGTTTTACGATGGTCTTATGATTTTGGTATTGGTGGATCTTATGCGAGTGATACGGTAGATATATATTGGTCAGATGAGTTAGATGATGATATATCTGTAGACACTATGGCGTGGTCTGATGTTAGATATGTTGGTTTAAACTATAAGGCATTTATTAATCCCCATTATACAAAAGATAGAACACCAGAGTCAAATTTAAGAATTGTGCATGATATGGAATCATATTATAAATCATCTAACATTATTGGTACTAATTTCACAATATATAAAAATAGAAGTATATCTGGTTATAATACAAGTTCATGGAATTGGGGTAAGTTTGTAGTAGAATCTATTGATACGTCATTATCAAATTATATAGTATTTACTGTTAAACATATTGCAAGTGCTGGTAATTTGCCCAATGGTTATGGAGCCGGTGGTTTTATCGGTCCTAATGATAGTCGATATGATTATCCTAATAATGTTGAATTTAGATTTGACAGTATAAGTAGAAGTGGTGTAGAAGAGAGTACTAATTATTGGGTTGGTAGTTATAGACGTGGTGCTGATGTACGAGATGATAAAATGGTTATCAGACTTGATAAATATTGGCAAGATATACCATCTTTGGGTGTTACTACTAAATCATTAGAACGACTTAAATTTAGATTTTTAAGTGGAAATGAGTACCGGGATGTTTTAAATTATAGATTTACTGACAAAGATGAAGTGTTGTTATCACCGCATATATTATATAAACCTACTAAATATAAATATTCAGACACACCTGATGAAAATAGTGGTAGCGAGTATACACGAATATATACTGATTATAAAAGAGTTGATAAAACCAGAATACTTATAGATATGGCATCAGATATAGATGGAGATCATATTTCAGATGAAACATTATGGTCATATCATAATGTTAGTAATACATGGAAATATGAAAATGTAGACACCACTAATCTTTTAAGAGCGGTTAGTGTGGAGATTATTAATGACATTGTTGGACTTCCGTCTATAGACATTGAATTGCAGTCTTTTCTGAAAGAATCGGTAAACGGTTTCCCAAGATGGGATATTAATGTTGATAGTGATATCACCATTCGTGACTTCCTTAGTGTCTACCGCCACATGCTTGAAATCCAAGAGTACCCTAAGATACTTGACTTTATTATTAAACCTGCATTAGATCGCAATATGTTCGATCATTATTTATTTAAGAATCAAGGCATTACGGACTATTCTGATCATCTTTGGCCAGCATCAACTATTAATTCTATAGAATCTTTATATGAACGGAACTATCATGCAGTTCTTGATTCTGCCTTGTCTATAGTACCTAAACGTTTGTTTGTTACACCTGAACAATCTGACAGTTCAATGATAACATTGGGTATGAACTATAAAGGTTTAGAGCGAATGAAGTTTTATAACACCCCTCAGTGGTATGTAGATAATGATTTAGATAAATTTACTATAGATGATGTTTATAACAACTTCCATGAAAGAATAAATATAGGACACGAATCAATAGTTAACTTGACTACAGTTAATGCTATGTTCCATTTAACAGAACTACAATGTATCTTTATTCATAATGAGATTTTTGATCCAAACAATGGTTATATAGATCGGTTAACGAGGACGGTACCAGATGCTAATATTCCGACGGAATATTCTAATGAGAATTGGGTAGGTGCTAATGTCATTGATAATGCAGATATTTGGCCTCATATATATACTACTGCATTGCTTATTGCTTTGGAGAATAGATATGTTCATAAGTTTAATATTGATGATATAAATAATAGAAACGAGTTAATTAGTTAAAAATAAAATAATATAAAGGAAAAAATATGTCTGCGATTATAACAAATAAATTAAGGATCTTTAATGCTCAACAGTATATAGAATCCGTAAAAATGAGTGCTGCCCCGTACAGTAAAAATAAAACATATAATACCGGTGATTCTATAATACATCATAAAAATATATATATTAATGTTGGAGATCCTGGAATAGATGGAACTGCCGATGGTCCAATTCATACAAAAACAGAAGCTGTGGCTGCTGGTAGTAACGGTGTATTGTGGTTATATTATTCTGCGTCACATTATAATAATATATATCTTGGTATAGGAAATTCGTTGCCGTGGTTTGATGATTCAAATCCACCCACTCCATCCGATTCGGTGTCTGGTGCGTTTGATATTATTAATAATCTGACAGCAATTAAAAAGGTTGGACCAGACTCAATAACTTTATGTGTTCCTAGAATCGATTGGGAATCTGGAACAGTATATGAAATGTATGATGATTATAGAAGTGAATCTATTATACCGAATGGATATGTTTTAGTGTCGCATGACAACGAGTATCGTGTATATAAATGTATTAATAATTCTAAATGGAGTGATACTAATGGGGTGGTGAAAGTCGCATCAACGGTAAAACCTACTCTTCCTGATTTAGAACAACCATTTGAAACTTCTGATGGTTATATATGGAGGTATATGTATTCTATTTATTTATTTGATGCATTGAAGTATTTAACTAAGGATTATATGCCTGTTAAGTTTTTGACGGTAGATCCTTTGAATGCAAATTCATCAGATGCTCTACAATGGCAAATCAAGAAGAATACAATGGATTCTAATAATACTGGTAGAATTGATCATGTTAGGATTTTACCAGATGATGGTACAGACCCAGATGAGTTGGCGGTAGTTCCTTCTGGTGGGTCTGGTTATCTGCCGAATTTGGTGCTTATTGATGATAACCTCATTAGCGGATTAGTAGGTGGTAGCACCAGTTCTGGTGGGTTTATACCTTTCTCTGAAAATGTTGCTGATAACTCAAACTATAACGGATATGGTGTGTTTATAAAATCTACCGGAAATGATTCTGGTGAATGGAGAACTATTACCAGTTCTACGGTGAATACGGGGTCAGGCGGAATAAGTTTTACTATTGATGCACAATTTGTAGGGTTGGATGTGAGCAACCCACCTAGTAGTGTTATTATCGCCCCTATTGTGTGGATAGATCCTACAGACACAGATGGGTATGGTTTCAGTGCGTACGGGGTAGTAACAACCGACAGGATATCAGGTGTTGAGATATTAAATAAGGGTATAAATTATACCTTTGCAACTATTGGTGGGAGTGGTTCTTCTCAAAAACCACATACACTTACATTGAATCCAGCTTCAGCTACAATACTCTCAGGGGTATCCAATCCACCTATAGAATGTAGAATGAGGGCTATAATATCTCCACAATATGGACATGGGTTTAATCCGGTAGAAGAATTGGGTGGATATTATGCAATGGTGGCAATGAAGTTGGAATATGATGAACAAAATTCTGAAAACTTTTCTATGTTTCCAGTGGATGGGGATGAATCGGTATTTAGACAAGTTAGTATTATAAGTGATCCAATAGATGCCGCAACTAACGAAGTTGCGACGGATCAATTTTATAGGGGACCTAACCACCCAGAATATTCTAAAGAAAGTGCTACCCACGTTTTCAACGCAAGTGGTGAGTCTACTCCATTATACGAGTTATGCATGTTGCCTGGTCGTGGTAGGGTATTATATATTGAAAATCGTCAACCAGTATCTAGAGCTATAGATCAAATAGAAGATATCAAAGTAGTTTTTGAATTCTAAATTAATTTAAAATATCAATCGTTATAACAAATTCACGAATAAATATGAGAACTGAAATATGAGTATAAATTTAAATACATTGCCGTATCATAATGATTATAAATCCACTGATGGGTTTTTAAAAGTATTATTTAAACCAGGATATGCTATTCAGGGCAGAGAGTTGATTGAAATACAATCAATATTACAGAATCAGATATCATCGTTATCTGATCATTTATTCAAAGATGGTTCAATAGTAATACCAGGACAATCTTCTGTGGATGTTAATGTTGATTATATAAAAATAAGATCTACTGGTATTGAAGGAGGAACCGAGACATATAATACTGTTTATGATTTTCTTGGTAGAATATTAGTAAAAACCCCATTAGAAGGATATCCGACTTCTGATGACGGTATTATGGCTAAAGTTATTCATGTGGAACAAGGAATAGAAGGTGATGATAGATATGTCGATACATTATTTTTAAAATACATAGCTGGTAGTACTTTAATTAATAATGGAGAGTGCAAGAATGATGTGGGTTCACCAGCGGTAACTTCTCTCGGATCACCACTTTATCCAACTCAAGGACAATGTGAGAGTCAATTGGGTCATACTTGGAATGCACTTAGCATAGATTTTGTTAATGAATATAATCATACCAGCGTTTTGGATACTATATTAGAATATGAAGTTGATAAAAATGGTGTTGAAACTGAAGTTCCTAAAAGTAATTTCCAATGTGAAATTATGGAAGAAGGTGTTTATTCAAAAGGCAAATCTTCATTGGCACATATTGATGCGGGTATATATTATATTAATGGTAATATGGTTGCTGTCCATGAACAAACAATATCATTAGATTGGTATTCCAACAGACCTACATATAAAATCGGATTACGAGTTAAGGAAGAAATAGTAACGGTATACGACGATTCTTCTTTATATGATAATGCACAAGGGAGTCCAAACTTTAATGCGCCAGGTGCTGATAGGTATAAGGTTTCTTTGGTTTTTGAGAAGGTAGATTACAACTTAAATACTTCTGATGATTTTATTCAACTTATTTCTATAAATGATGGACAAATTGAACGTATACTTAATAGAACGGATTATGCTTTAATTTCAGAAATTATGGCACTTCGTACATATGAACAATCTGGTAATTTTACTGTAAAATCATTTAGTCTTGATATTAGGGAATATTTTGATGAATTTGATAATAATGGTGTAAAAACTATAGAAGACATTGCATTTAGAACTAATTTAGCAGCAATGGAATTTGTTGAAACATACTTTAAACATACTGATATGTATGATGATTTAAATGAAGTTGGATATGTACATAATGTAACTATACCTGATACAGAATTATTTCCTGAACAAAATTTAATTGTTTCTGGTGAGGTTTTTTATCCAGGTAAAACTCATTCTCAGATGATGCGTATTTTTAGAGATCATCTAGCGGTGGGTATGGAAAATGGTATTGCTTATGTTAAAGGTAATAGAATAACCAGCAACACTACTGTATTTATACCATATAAACGAGCGACTGAAGCAATCCAAAGAAATAGTGCATATTTAACATACAATTCTGGTAAATACATATATGTTTCTGATATTAATGGATTACCAAGAATAAATTCTAGTATTAATTTGTTTAATACTATGATAATTGGTAAAATATCAAAATTTGGTATTAGAAGACTTGCCGATGATACGAATGGAGTTCAAGAAATAACTGATATGAAAAGTGATGATAACACTATAACCAATGGTAATTTGTATAATTGGAGAAATCTAACTCTGCACGATGCCAGTTATGATCCAGATGATAATAGCCAAAACATTAATACATATCGTGTAGATATTGTAGGTACTGCAAGGATAAAGTCTGTTGAGTTTGTTCAAGGTAATCAATCTGGTATCATTAATAATGGGATGGGGGTTGATGGGTCTAACATATCAACACCAACCGGTGATACTAAGACATCTGGTATTTTTAAAATATGTATTTATGATCTACAATATAATGACAGGTATGGTTCTACCGGATCTAAATATAATGCATCAGATATTAGGTCTATGGGTGGCAGTAATATTGATGGTTCTGCAAATACTATTGAGTCATCGTGGAGTTTTTGTGCTAATGTGTTACATGAATATAAATTATCATCAACCGGTGTTGGTTCTGTTACAGTAAAACCAACTAGTGCCAAGACAATGGTGTTTGCTGCACATGAAGGTAATACTAAGACACGTGGGATAGTATATCAACAAGTTGGAACTACTATATTAGTTAAACATACAGGTTCATCTCTTTATGAGGATACCACTACTGTTAGTAATTCGACATTCAAATCTGGTGGATATATTCTTTCTGTGGTATATAATAGTGGCCTTGGTGGTACATTTGATATCGAAAACACCGCATTATTAGAGACATTAAATGGTGGACGCATTTTATCTGCAACTACTGTTCATGATGATGGTGGTTCTGGTTTAGTTGATTTTGAAACTCCGTTTATTAAAACAGTTAGACACGTGGATGATGTATCTGGTAGTACTACTATAGATACATCATATACATATCAACAAGAGTATATAAATCAATCAACGACATCTGATGATGGTGTCGTATACCAGATAAAAATAATATTACCGGCAACATCATTTGATAGATTTATGCCATATAATTCATCAATGGTTATGGTATATACTAGTGGTACTACCAGCACCACAGGACAATGCCATGTTGTAGAATCAGCTGGGTATATTGTTAGTTCTGATTCCACAGAATTGACAATAAAATCAGATACTTTTACAGCAACTGGTTTGTATAATGTTATATTACCATTAATTAAGACAGAGGCGATTGAAAAAACAAAAACAAAAAGAATAGGGCAAGTATATTTACCATTTACTTTTGTTAAAAAAGATGGTGATTCGGTATCACCACCGACACAGTATTATGAATTAATAACAGAACCTGTTGCGACTGTTGTCTCTGCTTCATATGGAGTAGATTTGTATTCTTCTGATCCGAGTGATGGGAACCCTTCTTATATTACCGATAATACGTTAATAGATGCATCTGGAAATCGTATTACTATGGAACATGTTCAATTGAAACATTCTGATGTTGTTAAAACGACTATATATGACACAAGTACAGAGGTTTCACTGGATGGAAGTAATAATACGGTACAGGTAATAAATATTGTATATAGAGTAGATTTAGATGGTACTATGATGTTTATACATAACATGACTGCTGAACATTTTAAATTTGCTGCCGATGCGTGGGCATATTTTGAAAGGGTAGGTATGGCTCCGTGGGAAGAAAATTTACAAACAACTAATGTAACTGATAATCCATTTTTTGAAGACATGACATCACGATATGAACAGAATGGCAACATGTATGACAATAGTGGTACTGTGGCGTGGGATAATACGGCAGCTGCTGACGGTAATGGTATTATAACAGGTACTGAAAGACAACTTTTTAGTATATATGATGTAAGTGATAATTATACATTAGATGGTGGTCAACGTGATGGATTAATAGACATTGCAACAGTAAGTGTTAAACGTGGAAGGAGTCCGGTTAAAGGTAGGATGGTGGTTATTTATGATTACTATTCACATGGTGTTGGTGATTATGCTACAGTAGATTCATATATTAATACCGACTATGATGAAATACCAGAATATAAAGGCATTCGGTTATCTGGATACATGGATTTTAGACCAGCGTCTACCTTTACCAAGATATCCAATTCAATACTTGCCAAAGGATCAGTGTTTGATCATACGGGTGGAATCAAATATCCTTTAAATAGATCTAGTATCATTACAGACTATCGTTTATATTTAAGAAGAAGAGATAAAATATATTTAACGGGTGATGGTATGTTTAATATTCAATATGGTAACGCATCAGTAAGACCATCATATCCAACTAATTTTGTTGATGGAATGTTATTGTATAAGCTTGAAGCGACTGAATATACATCATCTGCTAAAGATGTAGATTATATTGCGGTAGATAATCAGTTATATAAGATGGATGATATTCGTAAATTAGAAACTCGTATATCAAATTTAGAATATTATACAAGTTTGAGTTTATTAGAAAAAGAAACAAGTGATATGACAATAACTGATGCCAATGGTAATAATAGATTTAAAAATGGATTTTTAGTAGAACCATTTCTAGGACATAATATTGGTGATATAAAGGATGTTAATTATCAATGTTCTATAGATTATGCGGGTGGTGTATTACGTCCAAAATTTTCTGAAAGTAATGTTAATTTTGAATTAAATGTACCCGATTCAAGTCATTATACAATTAAAGATGGACTTATCATGTTGCCTTATGGTGAGGAAAAAATAATCACTCAACCAAAATCATCAAAAACTGTTAATGTGAATCCATATGCCGTATTTACCTTTAGGGGGGGAATTGTTTTAAATCCGCCAAATGATAATTGGAGAGATGTCAACCGATCGCCAGATGTTACAATAAAACGTGATGAATATGCACAATTTGCTGCGACTGTTGAACAATCAGGAGTTCTTGGTACAAAATGGGGTGAAATTATAGATTCGTGGACAACAAGGGAATCTTCTGGTCAAGTAGGTCCAACACAAACTGAACAAATAAGAGGGGCAGGCAACGGTGGATGGGGCATAAGGAGAATTACGTTTCAAGATACGTATGAAGCGGTTACTGAGCATGAGAGACAGTCCGGTGTTATTACTAGTCTCCAAGAAAATATAAAGACAGAAAGACTTGGTGATAAAGTAATAGATACCACAATCGTCCCATTTATTAGGTCTAGACCTATAATGTTTAAAGCTGATGCGATGAAACCGAATACTAAATTATATGCGTTTTTTGATGGGAAAAATGTTACTGAGTATTGTTCTACTGCGACTTCTATTGTTATGAATAATTTATCTAATACATATAGTTCTACTACTGAATTTGTTAATGATACCATTATTAATAATAAAATTAAAAATAATGTGAGATTAGTATTGCAGGGTGCAAGTAGTAATTATAGAACAAGAATATTAGGACTTATATATTCATCGGCTACTGATGTTGAATTTATAGTAATAGATAACATACCTCAGAGTAATACTGAGTATATTGTTGGTGAGGATTTAATGATAGTTTCAATCGGTGGTGATTTTAGTTCTCAGAATGTTGGGAAGTATTCTTATAAAAAAGGAAGTATATCATCGTTAACTACTAGTAATGCTGGAGAGTTAGTAGGTTTTTTTGAAATTCCAAATACTGATAGTATTAGGTTCCGTTGTGGTTCACGAGATTTTAGATTAACTGATCAAAAAAACAATTCATCTGATGCTGGGACATCTGCTGAAAGTACATATAGTGCATCTGGAATTATTAGCAATGTTCAAGATACTATAGTGCAGACTAGGACGGCGCAAATAGTAAAAACTAATACAACTAGGGATACTTCTACCACAGATACTGTGTATTCTGGGAGAGTTACAATAGCTGATACTGGTTGGTACGATCCACTAGCACAAACAATAGAAGTTAAACCAGATAATGGTATGTTTGTTAGTTCAGTTGATTTATTTTTCTCGACTAAGCCGGTTGATACTGCACCACAAATACCAGTAAGACTTCAAATCAGAGATACGGTTGCTGGATTTCCTGGGCAAACTTTGTTGGGGAATCAATGTGTAGTATCTGCCGATAAAATTAATATTTCGGATGATGGGTCAGTTGCAACAAATTTTAGATTTGATTATCCTGTTCATTTAAAACACGGAAAGGAATATTGTATTGTAATACTTGCGGATACTCAAGATTATCGTTGTCATGTATCTAGATTGGGTGAAGAATCATTAGATGGTACTGGTGTTATATCAAAACAACCATATGCTGGTGTATTTTTTAAATCACAAAACGCATCAACGTGGACTGCGGATCAAATGGAAGATTTAAAGTTTAGTATATATAGAGCTAAATTTGATATTACTAAACCAGGGAAATTACTTTTTAACAATACTTTTAGTGATATTAATGGATATGACATAAATTCTGTTATGTTGGGCGAACTTAGTGTAGAACTTACTCCTAATTCTAGTATGGTTACATTTCATGTCAACAATCATCATTTAGTTTCAGAAGTGTATAAAAGTAGGAGTTTAGTTGCAATAACTGGTATTAGATCTGACTCTAGATATGGAGGTGATAATGATGCAGTATCTATCTTGGGTTCTCATTTAAATGGAGTTCATACAGTAGTATCCACTACATTAGATACATTTACTATAGATATTAGTAGAGAAAAGTATAATTGGTATCATCCAGATGATGGGACTATTTCTGGTATGATACGTGGCAATAAGGTAAGCGGTACTGGGGTAACACCAATAAATGGTGGATTATTTACACCACAATCTGAACATGGTTATGATAAAGCAAGAGTATATATTAATTTAACTTATGATATTATGTATCCATCTATTACCGATTTGATATTTAATAATACTTCTCTTTCATATAGTATTAAAACAACGAGTGGTACATCTCAACATTCTACTAATTTGCCAGGAATTCCAGATAGTGTATTTTCTCCAATAATTCCAGATGGTGGCGGAATTTCTTTTGATACTACTAGAACATCATTCTCATATGAGAATGAATATTTTTTCGGCAATAATCCTTCATTAGAACTTGTTTCTACACTTTCATCAAACAATGATTACCTTTCCCCAATAATCGATTATAAACGATGTTCTGCCATATTACAATCTAATAGAGTGAATTATCCAGATTGGAATGTAGATCCTGTTACATTAGACGAAATAGGACATGATACCTTTTCGTGGAATTATGTTGCAAACAATGGGTTTGTATCAGAATTAGAAAGTAGTGGTGGGTCGTGTGATTGTCGGTATATTACTAAAGAGGTGGTATTGAATGATGCATCAAGTTCTTTAAAAATAACGATAAGTGTTTATAAACCATTTGGGTCTGATGTTGCTGTTTATTATAAAACAAAAACAACAGACACAGTAGAATATAGAAGTCTAAAGTATATTAGAGTACCAAATACTAGGGAATATAATGATATGGTGTCTGTATCAGAAAATGAATGGTTTGAATTTGAATTTGATGTGAATGATATTGATGATTTTATTTCATTTGGAGTGAAGTTAGTATTACGTGCAAATAATTCTTCAAGTATCCCTATGGTTAAAGATTTAAGAGTTATAGCTACTGCGTAAATATTATGAATTATAAAAAAGTTGAAGGTAATCCATCCATTGTTAGAGATACAAATTCTTATGCAATTATTAATACCAACAAAGAAGAATATTCTAAATATATTATGAAGAGGAATAAAGAAAAGAGTCAATTATCAGAATTAAACAATTTGAAAAATGACGTAAAGGAAATCAAATTACTTTTAGAAATGCTATTGGAGCAAAAACATGGCCATAACTGATAATTATAATAATATAACTAAAGTATTACGTACTGATTCATTTGATGATTGGAAAGATAAAACTAATTTAATATTAGAAGATTTAATAATATTAGAACAATCGTTTGGGAATTGGAATCATCTACGAACTGATATTGGTAGATTCAGTGATATAGTAGATAATAATATCGTATCTGTTATAAATGAGTTAGATACCCATATTGATGAAAATAACCAAAGTATTGTTGATATTCTAGCTAGAATATCAACATCATTTAGTAATATTGGATTATTGGATGATGGGACATATAATTCTGGTGAAAAAAATGTATACGCTAATTCTGATATAATATTTCATGATATTAATTTATTAGATACGCAAGTAGAACTTAATCGTGCCAATATACATACTAATAAAATAAATATTAATTTAAATAGTACTAATTTTGTTAATTTAATAACTAAAGAATTAGGATTAGTTGAATCAAAATATGAAGCGTTACGTGAATATTCATCAAAAAATGGTATATTACAAAGAACTACAATAACGGATGATATTAAATATTTAAAATCAATAACAGAAGACAATGCTGAAAGTATAATAGATAATACTGAGGAATTTAGAAAAGAATTTGCTGAACATGATATTCTTATCACTAAAAATAAGATTAATATATCACGTAATGATGACAAATTACTTACATATTTACCACAGATTGGTCTTAGTTCAAGTGGTATATATACATCATTGAATAATACAGATGACAGTATTGCAGATGATATTATATATTTAAATGGATTAATTAGTGATAATTATAATAGTATTGTTGATAATACAGAAGAATTTAGAAAAACCTTTTTGGATGTGCGTCGTTCTATAGAAGTTAATAAAAATAATATATCACATAATGATACAAAGTTGATTAGATATTTATTATATATTGGACTTGATGAAGAAGGTGTATATACATCATTGAATAATACAGATAATAGTATTGCAGATGATATTATATTATTGAAAAATATGATACAGACTGAAGATAATGTTCGTGGTATAGCTGATCAGGATATTCACAATTTAATTGAATTAAAAGAGATTGATATATCTACTAATACAAGATATATTACCACATTAGACAATACGTTTAATAGTACTATGACATCTGCTTTAGGATTGGGGAATTTAATTTATAATCCTATTGATTCTAATGGACATAATACAATAACGGATGATATTAAATATTTAAAATCAATAATAGATAACGAAGAAACTGAACGTGAAAGTAATATAGAATCTGTTTATAATTTGATTGCGTTAAAGAATGATATTATTAATAGTAATATCAATGATATTAAAGATGTTAATAATATTATTGATACTATGCAATCGTATACTGGACTTCTTAGTAATGGTACGTATGAATCTTCTAATATTAATACTCATGCTGTAACAAATAATATAAAACACGATATTGATGCATTAGACATTAAAGTCAGTTCAATTGACACTGATTTAGAAAATAATAGACAATCTTTTAGTTCCAAATTTATATCTTTTGAACAAAGGTTTGATGATAGATCAAACGGATTAGGTGGTAGAATAGTTTCCGAGGGGTTCCCGAATCCAGATTCAACTGTTGCTTTGCCGAATTATAATAGAACACCGTTAGAGGGTGATATATGGTATACTGTCGGGGGTAAAGCAACAAGATCTACCGTACAAGATGAATCAGCTCATATGACTGAACCAGATGTTCGTAGTTTTTATGCGGAAACTAACAAACATGGTGTTATTAAAGTTGGAGATAGATTAAATATAAGTAGTGAGGGGGTGTTGAGTGCTGAGGAAGTATTACATCCACCACACCCAGCTGGAATACATGCCCCAAGTCCAAGTTCTAATGATACAGATAAAGTATTAACGGCAACTGGTGATGGAACAATCGTATGGAAAGATCCAGATATCGCCACTCTGTCAGCGACAGAAGAAATCCTAGCAGCTGCCATAAATGAAATGGGTAAAAAGATATATCCTATTGGATCTATATATACTAATGCTAATGATGATAACAACCCATCACTATTGTTGGGGTTTGGAACGTGGGAGAGTTTTGGAAGAAATAAATTCTTATTGCCAATAAATCCAAATGGTGGAAGTAAGGTAACTGGTGGTAGAGGAATGGAAGTGGATCTTACTACACACGGACTTGTGGGTGGTAATTTTTATAATAAAATAACTATTTCGAATTTACCAAGTCATGATCACTTGTTTGCTGGGGATAGCGAATTAAAAGTTAATGGTATGCAAAATGGTATATCGGAACAGTTCCCATGGACATATGGCGGTGCCTGTGTTATGAATGACGGGACTGAAAGGGATTTGGATGAATTCACATGTACAAGAGAAATAAACGGTAAACGAGCCATTGAATGGAAAGACAAGACTTCATCATTTTCATATACTTCCCACGCACATTCATATCATGGTACATCTATTTTTTATAATACTTCAAGTAGAGGTGGCGGAGAACAGATACCAAACATGCCGCCGTATATAACAGTATATATGTGGAGACGGGTGTCGTAAATGACTTTATTTATAACGGACAAATCTCAATCAATATTGCCATCGATTTATGATGAATTTGGATCGGATTATACAGATTATACTACGGATGATATTCCACCGTTTACTAGTAACATCCACCATATAGTTAATGACGTATCAGTAAGACAATTTCAGGAGTGGAAGACCGCTCATGAAATATTTATTTTTCATAAGGGTGAGTGGCGATCTACTTTATATGAAGACAAAACCTATACCCTTTACAGTAACCCCCGTGTTAAACAAGAGGGGGTTTACTACGTTCCACCAGGTGTATACCGTTTAGATGTAACTATAACAGGAAGACATGACAGGATGGAAGTTATCGGGGGAGGTTACATTGGTCACGACGGAAGTAGTTTAGAATTTGATTCACGAAATGACATTAACGGCGAAGTTACATACTCTGGTGTGTCAGTTACACCGTACACACACATTAAATATACCATGGAAAGGAGCTCGATTATGGTTGGGACAAGATCCTTAACTATTAAACAATTACCGAAAATATTAGAGGCAGTCGTATGATAAACGTAAAATATCCGTCACTATCAACAATTAATAAGACAGACACTTTTGATGGGTGGAGGCAAAAAAATAACGTGCAGAAGGATCATTCTGAATATATAGAACTTATATTTGGAGATTGGGATGTTTTAAGAACAAGTGTAAAAGACAACATGGTGGGGTCTATTAATGAAACATATGAATATGCATACCAGAATGATTTAAATATACAGAAATTAACTGAGAGACAAGATAATGCGTTTATAAATGTTGGGTTGTCAGAAGATGGTGATTATACATCCGGCCAAAGGTTTTATGGTACCGCTAATAATATTAAATTAGATATTGATTTAATAGATTTTCGATTGAATTCTGTTGATGTGTTCTTACATGATTTAAATGGTAGATATGTTAGTACTGTTGATCATATTGAGGTGATGCGTGATAATATAGGATTGGATGTTGGTGGAGTATACACATCCGATCATTGGGGTTCTAATACATATGCTATTTCAGATAATATTGGTAATGATATACATGATTTAGATTATAATCTGAAGTTATTAAATACTAGACATGATAAAGAATTTAAATTTCTTGAAACCTATATAATTAAAGTTGAGAATTATTCATTCGATTTAAATGACAGACATATTAATACTCTTAATCATATTGGAGTAATGCGTGATAATATAGGATTGGATGATGATGGTATATACATTTCTAATTCTAGTAATGTGTATGCTATTTCAGATAATATTGGTAATGATATAAACTATTTGGATAAAGATTTAAAATCATTAAATGATAGACATGATGGGGAAATTACTCTTCTTCAAAATAATATTAATAGAGTTGAAACGTATGCATTCGATTTAAATGACAGACATATTAATAGTCTTAATCATATTGGAGTGATGAGTGATAATATAGGATTGTCTGATACGGGGGTATACACATCGGATCATTGGGGTTCTAATACATATGCTATTTCAGATAATATTGGTAATGATATACATGATTTAGATTATAATTTAAAGTTATTAAATACTAGACATGATAAAGAATTAGATATTGCTAGAACTAGAAGAAATGTTATTGAAACTTATGCATTTGATTTAAATGATAGATATGTTGGTACTCTTAATCATATTGATGTGATACGTGATAATATAGGGTTGTCTGATGTGGGGGTATATACATCATATAACAATAATGTATATGCAACTGGAAATGTTATAAGTTCTGATATTAATTTATTAGATATGAAATTAAAGTCATTTAAAGACGAATATGAAATTACGGTAGATGGTGTATATGAATCTAAGTTTATCGATTTATTTTCTACTAGACAAGACGATAGAGATTTCACGGCAGCTATTGAAGATAGAATAACAAAAACACAGATATCATTAGGCATTTCTGAGGATGGTGGATATACTTCCCACCCACTTAATGAATCTGCTAAAACTAACAATGTAAGAAGTGATATAACTGCGTTAGATGATAGGTTACAGTTTCTTAAAGATGATATTGATACCTTAATACAAACACATACTCATATAGTAAGTTGGTCAAATCTCACAGATAAACCAAATATTGATAATATGATAGACACCGCCATTCGTGATAATACATTTGAGAGTGGAACTACCATGGTATTTTATCAATCTAGTCCACCTAATGGGTGGCATTTGGTAACGACTGACACGGATATTAATGGAAACAAGACTTCAGTTAATGACACTCTATTACGTGTTATGCAAAATAATGAGTCGGGTGGTACTATTAGGGGGGATACATATGCATCAAATGTGTTTAATCATGATCATCCACACACATTAAAAGTCAATGGTACTACTGATGGACATACTTTAAGTATTAATGAAATGCCAAGTCACGAACATTCTGATTCCAATTCTTTTAATGCTACTGGCGGAACAGCTGTTGTTTATAACTATGCTCATGGTGGATGGTGGTATCATCATTGGAGGAATTATTACTATATGCAGCAAGTTGCTACAGGGACTAGTACCAATAGTGCTGGAGCATATCAAGGTGGTGGTGGATCCCATTATCATAGTTTAAGTAATGTTGGATTGACAGGTAGTATATCTAATTCATCAATTTCACCTAAATATAGTAATATGATATTATGTAGGAGAGATTAGTGTGTTAGATAATGATATAGTTATGACTTGTCCATTGGGTAGTGCATGTGAGGAAATACGTGAAGATGAAAATGGTGTTCCTAAGATACATAGATGTATGTGGTATACAAAGGTTATTGGAACTGACCCACAAAATAGTAATAAAGAATATGATGATTGGAAATGTGCTATTGCATGGATGCCTATATTAGAATTAGAAGTTGCTAATATTAATAGAGTGGGTGCATCTACATTAGCTACATTAAGAAATGAAGTTGTCAAATCAAATGATGAACATAATAGATTGATAAAAAAAGGATAAGGATAATTTATGCCACATATTAGCGGATTAACAGGTGGGGGTACTACGATTGAAGTATCTGCCCTACATAATTATGGGATATCACGACAGCGTAGTGGGTTTAGTAGTTTCACAGAGGAAGCTGTATTTGGTGACATTGATATGATGCAAGTAGGTTCTGGTTTATTGCACGCTCTTGCCACCGATTTAACACGTGTATGGCCATTGTATTATGGAACTCAAATCCCACTAAATACTGCTGCTGAAGTACAAATAACAAAATCATTTTTTAGTGAAGTGAATATAAATGATGTGAAGTATACGGGTAGTGCTAATTATTGTGACAGTAATTTTGGTAATCTATTAGGTTCTAATAAATATCAACACGTTCTTTTAGTAGAAACTACCAATGAAATAGAACCGAATGCCAAAGTTAATAGTGGTATTTCTCAGAAATATAGAATTAGGTTTGAATTTGATGAAAGAGAACGATTATATAGTCAAGATCCTGAATTTAAAAGAGAATTATTTCAGTTAAATAGACGTAGACAAAATAAAGGATTGACAATATATGCTACTGGTAATAAAGTAAATGAAGTTGATTTAGATCTTTATGGTAATAATGTTATAGGTGATGATTATACCGAATCTATGGAAGGACATCCAGGATATCGTTGGATGGGTGCAGTTGATTCTGGGGTGGTTGCTCCTGGCTCACAACCGGATGTTAATGATTCTGATGATTGGTATTTGGGAGAAACATTAAGAAAGACATTTAAAATCAATGGTAAGTTAAGTGGGAATGATTCTGTTAGGATACAAGTATCATCAATAAAACAGAACGTAGGTTATGATTTATTGATGGATCATACATCAACATTAGTTACTTGTGTTTCATCTAGTGGTGATGGTGATGTTGATGCTTCGGCTGAGACAATTGTTTCTGCATTAAATAATGATGATACTTTTAAATTATATTTTACTGCTTCTACCGATAGTGTAATGGGTAATAGAATTTATATTGAAAATCAAGTTCCATATACATCGGTTCATGTTACTGTAGAATATGTTCCTGATCCGAATGGTGGCAGTACTATTGCTGGATACGCAGCGACTGCGGAACTGTTAGATGATGTGGATGGTGCAGTCACAGGGACGGTGTCTCCTGGTTGGGCATCATATGGTGTGACAGGCAGGACAGGTTTCCAAAATGGTTATGTTGGTATACCAAACCCAATGTATGGGTGGTTAAAGGTAAATATTGCAACTTCATTGCAATTGACGGATTCTGGCAGCATAGTGATGTCAGAATCTGTTACATTTGATGAGTTATCACATGCTGGTGGCGGTGTTTATGTTGATGGGTCGGTTTTTAGAAGTCCAGGAGAATTGGTTGATATTAATTTCGAAGATAATATATTCCCATATATAAACGAAGAAGGCGGATCTCAATTAACAATAAAAGCTAGAAATAAACGAAAATTGCCTGGGTGGTTTAAACGATTTCCAAAACTAATAGATGGTGGTGCGTATCCGATGTCATATAGATTAACAATTACGGAACGTGGTATTGGTTTTTCTATATGGGATGATGCAGGGGTCGATCAAAACGATGATTATGCATGGTTTGTTTCTCAACGACTTGTTGATAATTATACTGGACAGACTAGGAGAGATCCTATATCTAATTTTCCAGTACATTGTTTATATTCTTGTTCAAGGGAGTCATTATATCCAAGTGATTTTGGAATATATTATTCTAGTGCTGCCTTGGATAGTCACGTTCCTGGTAGTCAACTGACACAAGTGCATAGATTGGGTGGGGAATCAATTGCAATCGGGTCGGATGCGTTTAGAAGTTCAACAAGTGGACAAAATGCTATAATATTATCTATACTTGATAGAGAGGATTATCTGCAAGAAGAAGAGTTATCAAAGAAAATATGGAGATTTGTTGTACGTGAATATGACACATTTAAACCATGGGATGTTCATAAATCTGCGACTAGACATCAGACAGATAGTAATGCGGTGATAAACCCAATGGAACAATTAGCAATAACAGATGATAATAGGTTTGTTATAACATTTCCAACTGGATTAACTACTCAAAGAGTTATGTATCCTAAAGAAGAAATTGATATGGTATGTTTTTCTTCTGCCGAAGTTGTTGCAGAAGGTTCAACAGTACCAATGAGTTCATATAATAGCGGAGCTGTTACAAATACTACCAATGAAACAGGAGAAGATCATCGTAGATATTATGGGTTAAGATCGACATTACCAAATAGTAAGGGGATGCGAGTATGCATGTTAGTATCTGGTGATTGGATATTTAATACTGATGTGAATCTAGATGTACATGGAACTTAATCCTATATGTCTGTATTTAATAATAATACAATATCACTTGATGAATTAACTCATTATGGTATATCAAATTCAAATAATGGATATGTAAGTGTTTCATCACTGTTAATATCTTTAGTCGATGATTTGACTAAAGATTGGCAGATGTATAATGGTAATAAAGAAGAAGGTAATGAATTACGAAATATTGAAGATGAT